CGCTATGGAAATGAAGGGTATGAGATTCTCAAACAAATAGAGCCCATCACAAAGGCTTACGTGATTCATCAAGAGGACCCTTTACTAGGCCAGAGTCCTAGTGATGTATTGTATCGATTGGTGGAAATGGTCCGTACAAAAGAGAAAGCTAAGGGTGCTCGAAGTGACTACCAAATAGACAAGCTAGTTGACCTCCTTCGATGCGCGCCTACTGTTCCTTTCTTGGTTGAGATTTTCGGGTTGCAGAGGACGTGTGGACACCCAATCATTGATCCACGCGTGGGAGGAGCATCGGCCGCTGAAGAGGCTTCCCGCCCATCTCGGACTCTATTCTCGCATGCAAGAGAACTACGCAACAACTGGTGCAGGATGTACCTGGAGGGGTTTGTCCACAGGTCAGGCCAGTGGCCACCCCTCAAGTTCGACAACACAGGACGATCCACTCAATTGTATCAGCTGTACAAGATCAGGGATAGAGCAATCAGAAAAGAATCCTATCCTCTCTCTGATTGGGAACACGTTACTTTTCTTCCTCACCAAGAATTTGATTACTACACCAATTTCACTGATTTGATGGATGATAAGTCCATATCATATTACAAGGATGAGTTTAGAGCAACTTGGAATCGGAAAATAAAGCCTCGATCTCACAAACGTTTGCTCATTGAAATGCTCGGAAGGGAGGAAATCTCTGTCAAAGAAGTGATAGGACTGGTCGAAAGGAGAGAGGTTCCAGAAGAATGGTACATTGTCAGCTTGTATCCAAAGGAACGAGAATTCAAACTAGCAGCCAGGATGTTCAGTATGATGGTATTTGAGATGAGAATGTTCTTCGCTTGCCTTGAGGCTAACCTGGCAGATCACATCTTTCCAAATTTACCCCAACAAACAATGACCCTTTCAAAGAATGAAACTTTGGAGCGATTTTTTCACCTAAGCCGCCCCAGTTCATCACCTTTGCGACACCGTCTCTTTATCGAGGTGGATTTGTCCCGGTGGAACCTTCGATGGAGAGATATGGTCATTAGAATGATTGGAGTGGACTTGGACGCAATATTCGGAACATGTGGAAGATACACATTTGTACATGAGTTTTTCAAGAAGTGCCTGATTGTGGTAAGAGTGGCAGGCTATCCTCCTCCAGGGGTAGACCTGGAGCACCCTCCTTCGTCTGACCTGCTATGGAGAGATCACGAAGGAGGGTTTGAGGGTATTTCGCAAAAGCACTGGACAATACCTACCTATTCTATGATAGATCTAGGAGTGAAACCATT